TCATCTGCGTTTGGTGCTAAAGCATCTGTTGCTACTAAAGCGTCTGCATTTTTTAGTGAGTTTGTTCCAGTACCATTTACTAAACCTGCGGGTGCAGCTGAACCTGACGTTCCGCTACTACCTGACGTACCTGAAGTACCTGAAGGTGCAGCTGTTATAATAAATAACATTTGATGGTTATTAGGAAAAGAGAATGTTGATGCAACTAAAGTAACTCCGTATGTCCAATATGTAGTATTATCTGTCTTACTTGTAATATTCCAAGTTTGATAATTTGTATGTACATCTTTATCTTGTAAAGTTATAACACTTCCAACTGCAATATTTGATAAAAATAGATCTAAGTTATCATCATTCTGATCTAATTCAGAAACACTAATAGTAGTTGCAGATGCTTGTGTTGCATTGTTCCATATAATATGACCAGCTAATGGATTTCCAGTTATTATATTAGTTTTAGCTTGATAATTAAAAAATGCATTTGAAGTACCATTTATACCTGATGTTCCAGCGCTTCCGCTTGTTCCTGAACTTCCATTCGTTCCAGAGCTTCCACTAGTTCCTGCAGATCCATTCGATCCAGCACTACCATTAGTTCCTGAACTTCCACTAGTTCCTGATGTTCCATTTGTTCCAGCGCTTCCACTAGTTCCTGAAGTTCCGTTCGTTCCTGATGTTCCATCAATTCCTGCACTTCCATTAGATCCATTCGTTCCAGAGCTTCCGCTTGTTCCTGAACTTCCACTAGTTCCTGAAGTACCTGTAGAAGAACCAGGTCCAACCCATTCTCCTGCATCGTTGATAACTTCACCATAACCAGCAATACTTAAATTAACTGTTTGTGTGTCTTCAGCTGTAATGTTTACTTCAGTTCTACTTACCTCAATAGGTAATAATTCACCAACACCATCTGTTAATGGTTTTAGTGAGCCTGATACTCCTGATGAACCGTCTTCACCAATTCCCACAATAGATGGGAATGTTTCGTAGATATACTTATTAGTTAAATCTGCCATGTTTTATTTATTTCTTTTTATTTATATTGTACAAGCGTTCCATTCTTGTGATTGATTTTGCCATTGACCATCCATAGGCCATTCGATGCATTGTGCAGGACCACAAGTCCATGTAAAATTAGAGAATCTCCAAATATCAGTAGAGCTCCATCGTGCACAGCTACTTTCATCTCTAGTTAAGTAAACTATATTGCGTTCAGGATCATTGTCAGATATGTATGTGATAGTTGCAGTTTCAGGAATTGTATTTTCTAAATACATTTGTCCTTCTTCTAATACATAACCATCATAAGGATCTAAAGTTGGTTCATCAATTGCCCATAACTTATAGTCCCAGTTACCGCTAGGTGATAACCTGATGATCCCATTCTCAGCATCTACTAAAGACTGTTGTTGTACTAACTCAATACTAAATCGTGTGTATCGTGCGTTCTGTGTCACAATCTGTGGCATCACATAAGTCCAAGTATTTGTAAACCCGTTCTTAAATCCAAATAAGAAATTATTAGAAGTATATGGAATATCAGGATCTAACGTATTAACGTAGATAATGATATCGTTATTATTAGTAAGATTTAGTAAGTTGATCATTACGACAAGTTCTTCTTTATTTTAAATATAAGTTATGTCACTTTTGACACAACACAAAAAAAAAGGGCAACCGAATGGTTACCCTTTTTAAATAAATTTGTGCTTAGGATTAAGCAGCGTTAACTACAGTGATACCTGTACAAACATCAGCTAAATCATCTCCAGCTACAATTGGATATGCAGCTTGAGGTTCTTGAGCAGTGAAAGATAAAGTGTACATATTACCATCAGCTACAGCAGTTCCAGTAGCAGCGTTAGATGCAGACATTACGGCTCCTCTTGTAAGACCCATAATCCATGTGATATCTTGTTGGTCAACAAAAGCGATTCTAAGATCTCTGTTTTGAGCCAATAATAAGATTTGGTTGCGTTTTTCAGCATCCATTTTTTGAAGTACGATAGTAAGAACACCTTCGTAGAAGACAGTACCAGCAGTGTTAGACACGTTGATAGCTTCAGAGAAGAAAGCAGTATCTTTAGCAAGAGCAAATTCATAGAAAGAACCAGTTCCAGCGATATCAGTGATTTCGCCAGCAACTACAGTTGTACCTGTGATTTCTCCCGCTAAGAAGTAAGCTGTTTTCAAACCTCCCATCGCGTTCATACAATCAAGTGCTATAGCACTATTAATTAAACATGACATATATAAAATTTTTATTTTTAAGTTAAATAGAGAGACTCATTAAGAGTCTCTCATATTGGAGGTTTATTATGCTACAGTTGAAACGAACTGAGAAGCGTAAGCAGCAGTACCAAGTTTGAACTTAGCCATGAAGTTTACAACGTCTTGAGATGGATCGTAGTAGAATTTGAATTGATCTTGGTCATTGATGATACCAGTTCCCATGAACAAGTATTTCTTAGGTCCAACAATAACTGCTGAATCTCCAGTTGGATCAACTAATCCAGGAGCAGCAAATACTTTAATGTTAGTTCCAGGGAAGATGAAAGAAGATTCAGCTTGTCCAGCAACATTGTTGATGTTAGGGTATTGTAACAAGATTGAGTTACCAGTAGCGATCAAACCTTGAGTTAATTTAGAGTAAGATGCATAAGACATGTAAGCTACTAAATCATCTTCTTGCTTTAATGCAGTTGGAATCAAATCAATCAATCCCCACATGTTAGCAACCGCTGTTGAAGCAGTCCATGCAGTAGATCCGAAAGCAGTACCATCAACAGCACCTTCAGCAACTGAAGTTTGGAATCTTAAACCGTCTAAGTCTGCACCGTCTCCAGCCCATAATGTAGTTTCTACATATTTGTTGATTTCTCTAACTTTCAAGTTAGCAATAGCTTCTTCGAAAGGTACAGTCTCGTGGTATGCAGAAGCAGACATTTGAGAAGACAACCAGTAATCGTAAAGAGCATCAGGACATAATTGTTCTTTCAACATTTTAGCTTGTACAACAATTGGTAATTGTGTAAAGATAGTTGTGTTTGATCCAACTTGACCAGCACCGAATCCACATGCAGCATCTTTGATGTCTACGTTTGCGTCTAAGATATTCAAGTTAGTTGTTCCAGCAGTTAAGCCAGCTTTTACTACTAAGTTATTAACCGTTTGTGGTTTCAATAACGCTTTAGTAATTAAATCGATTTGTGATGTTTGATCTACGTAAGTAGTCAAACCTGATAAATTAAATGACATAATTTTTAGATTTTATTTTTTAAATTTTTTGGGGTTATTTGTTCATTGCGTTTTTAAGTGCAGCTACTTTCATTTCAAAAGCATCGAAAGGTACATCAGCTTTAGCAACTTTAGGGATTGCATTAGCAGCTGGAGCTTTAGAGAACTTTTCCATTTTAGTTTTCATTGCACCCATTTCTTCTTTAACGATTGCAACTTCTTTTGCTACTTCTTCAACAGCTTCGAAGATTGCTTTCATTTTTTCAGCAACTTTCTCTTCTACTTTTTCGATAATAGCTTCTTCAACCATTGCGATATCAACTTTAGTTTCTGGCATTGCAGCTTCTTCACCTGATACTTCAACTACAGTTTCTTCTGCTACTGGAGCTTCTTCTTCAACTTCTTCAGTTTCTTTAGATACTTCAACAATCATACCTGCTTCGTCAACTTCTACAGTTGTACCGTCTTCAAGTGTGTGTTCACCTTTAGGAGCTGGAGCTTGTGTTGATCCGTCTTCTGCAATAACAAATAATGGGAAACCTGGTTCAAGTCTTTCGTACTCTACTGCAGTTATTCCATCGATAAGTTTAGCGACTTCTAACTTTACTTCTAACCCTAAAATTGCACGTACTTGGTTCAATTTTAATTTGTAAGTCATAATATTTTTTATATTTTGTTTATTATAGGCAATTGCCTTTGGTATTATATATTCATAAAATTAACATTGACACATCTAAGCATAAAAAAAGAGGACCCAATGGCTAGGATCCTCTTTAAAAGTAAAAATAACAATATAGAACTTCCTCAAGAACTATAAGTTATATATCTAACTTAAAATCTTTTTAATTGCTTCGTAACGTTTTTTAGCTTCTAACTCTTCCATATCCATAAGTATACCTTCGATACTGAAACCTCTTAATTCTCCAGCTTTAATTCTAGCCCATGTTGCTTTATCATCTACTTTCATGGCAACCATCCACGTACCCACTGGTACATCGTAGCCATAAACTGTATTAGCTTTATCCTCTGCAGTTTCAACAATCCAGGACTCATATATGTAAGCGCCAGCATCATTTTCTTCGTGATCTGTATTTACATCATTAGTTCTAGCTTCTTTCATGTATTTCATTGCTATCTCTTTGATAGTTTCAGCAGAAAATCTAACAAAATATGGATCACCATCATCATCTATTCTAGGAATTGAGATATCTGGAACCATCGCAGGTCCAACTAAGACCATTTTATCATCGGTTGCAAATTTGAAAGCTGCTTTACTATAGTAACCATTATTTGGCATATCATATGGTCTTCTACCAGCTCTTCCTGCAGCATCTCTTACTTCTTCGATTTGTATCTGACCATCTGGCATAGTTACTAAGTATTGAACCCACATATGTTTGCAGTTAGGTCCGCCTTTAAATTGCCATATTGAGTATGTCGAAGCTCCACCAATACCAAAACCAGCATTAACTGCGATATCACTCATGGCTTGAATTTGTGCTTTAGTATAAAAGTTATCTAAACCTATCATACCAACACAGAAGTCTCTAGAATTAGTTGCAGAAATTGGTCCAGTGTATTTGTATAAATAAAGTTTTTTATCACCTTGATTTAATACTTCAGATACACTACTTCCAGCTCCACCAGCACTTGGATTTGCAAAAGCAAATTCTTTCTCAAATAAAGCTTTTAGATCTGCTTCTTTAGTACCTAATTCTTCAGCTAATTTAAGAAGAGTTTCAACAACATAAGAGTCTTTAGTCCATGCATAATCCATTGGACACTCTTTTTCAGCTAAGATAGCTTTTGTAATAGGTGCTTCTGCTTTACCATTTTTCTTTTTGATAGCAGGATCTACATATGGCGTTAAACCTGCAGTGTCAATGTCAAAACCTTCTTTCCAATATGAATAACAAATTGCTATAGCTTCATCTTGATTCTTACCTTCAGCTATTAGAGTAGGAATACAACGACCGATAAAAGTATCTTCTGATTCACCACCGCTCGGTTTAACAAACTTCTGTTGTTTACCAAAATATCTAAAGTCTAACTCAATGGCAGGTTCTTCAACTATTGAAACTCTTTTTACACCACTTGCTTCATCTTCTGATAAGATGCCAAGATCTATTAATTTTTTATTTGTTTCCATATTTTATATATTTATATTATGTCATTGACATCTTTTTTAATGTCTTTTGCTCTTGATGTTAGTCGTTTAAATGCAGCCCACAAACCAGTTCCTTTTACAGCTTTAATGTTTTCATCTATAGAATAGATTTCAATAGAAGCTAACGTTAAAGCGATTACTTTAGTTAACATTAGTGGAACTGTAAAGAATGTCATGATAATAGCATTCAAGATATAATAATCTATTAGATAAAATAAGATAACAGTAGCTTGATACAATAACATCTTAGAAATGATTTGACTCAATTTTCTAGATGTTATTTTCTCTTTTAGTTTCTTAGCTTTCCATATACCAACTACAGTATCTGCAAATATTGAGAGACCAACTGTTAATAAAATGCCACCAATTGGGGCTAGGAAAGCTCCTACTATCATAATTACTCGAGACGCACTGCTTTTCATAGCTAGTGCTAATATTTTCCATTGTTCTAACATACAAGCGTAAACAGTTCCCATTAGATTCTAGCTAAATCTGTAATACGTTTGTCAGCTTCTTGTTGTGATGTCATATCAGATGCGACTACGTATGTTTTAATTATAGGTGCTACGTTATTGTTTCCACCATTATTTGGTGCTTGTATCGGTGCACCTCCACCAGCTTGATTGATTTGGTTTAATAAACCACCAAACATAGAGGTTGAATTAGCATTAATAACTGATTCACCATTTGATAACATTGCTGGAATAGAGTCTGAAACTGAACTACCAGGTCCACTTACAAAACCACCACTAGCAAATTTACTAGCAACAGCAGGTGCAGCAGCTCCACCGCCACCACCTCCTCCACCACCTCCAGTGGATGCAGGTACTTGTACAGCTACAATCTTTTTAATGTTCATTAAACCACCAGCTACAGCAACACCCGCAGCAACTGCTGCTAATGCAGGACCTACAACTGGAATACCTACTAATGATTTGTATGCTTTCATAGCAGATTGATAAGTATCGATTGTTGTACTCGCAACAGCAAGTGCCTTACCAGCTACAGTATCTTTACCAACCAATGCACTCGCATTTTGTAATAAACCATTAATAGCATTTAAGTTAGCTTCTTTAGCAGCAGCCGCAGCAGCATCAATATCTGCTCTAGCTTTTGCATTCGCAGCAAGTGCTTGAGTCCTTTGATTCTCATTTTCAAAGGTCATTTCGGTAATTAACCTAGCATTCTCTTCGTTTAGAGCTAATTTCTCTGCATATGTAGTAGATTCTTCACCAATTAACCAGTCATTGAAAGCCATTTGGTCTTCCATGTCCTTTTGTTTGAATCCAGTTTCTTGTTCAATCTTAAGTTGATTGTTTATTTCTCTAACAACAGCAATCTTTTCACCTTTTTGCTGTTCAGTTAACTCAGATTGTTGAATTTCAGCTATTTGTTTCTCTAAATCTATCTGTAATTCAGTTGCAGCACGAGTTCTTTCATCCTCAATACTCATTAAGAATGCCTGATCTTTAAGATCTTTTAAATCTTTTTGGAATTGAGCCTCTTTTTCTGTTCTAGCTTTAGCTTGATCATCTAAAAGGTTTTGAGTCTCTTGACCTTGTACAATTGTTAATTGTTTTTGTTGAGCATTTAAACTATTAAGTAGTTTTTGCTCTTCCATTGACAAGTTCTTTTTCTTATTGTACTTGTCAATTTCTATTTGTAGCTCTTTTTGAGCTGTATCTTGCTGTATCTCTAGAGTTCTTCTAGCTTTTTCATCTTCATCTTTAATAGCCTCAATTTCGGCTTGTTGACGAAGCTCTATGATCTTCTTTTCAGACTCTAAAGTAGCATCTTTAATTTCTTTTAAGTGCTCTCTATATTTGTCAGCTCTTTCTTTTTGTTTTTCAGCTGCCTTTTCATTAGCTGCCTTCTGATCATCTTGTATCTTTTTATTATAAGTTGCTTGTTCAATTGCAGCTTGATTATTTAGATCTTTAACTGCTTCTTGTAATTCAACAAGTTTCTTCTTTTTATCATCATCTAATTCACCATCGATTTGTTGTAATTTTAACAACGCATTGATAGCATTTTGACGAGATGCAACTTCTTCTGCATTAATCCTTTTCTTTTGTGCTAATAATTGTTCTTCAGTAGCACCTTGAGCAGCCATTAAGTCTAGTCTACGTTTTTGTGCAGCAATACTTCTATTAGCAGCATTACCAACATCGTCTAGATCCTCTATCATCTTCTCAGAGTTACTTCTAGTCTTTGCAGTAGCAGCATCATCAATCAAACCAAATGATAACCACGAAGCCAAATCTCTAGCTTTATCAATAGTCCATTGAATAGCATCACCTAAGAAATCAAATTGTGATATGATTTTCTTGATAGGACCGATAGCAGCCATTACACCAACAACTAATAAACCTAACGCAGTAACTATCAATCCAATAGGATTCATAGATAAAGTTAAGTTAAATGCTTTGTTAACTGTATTTAAAAGTACTGTACCAGCGGCAGCTGCTTTCTCAACTATTAATTTACGTTCTAATGTAGAGTTTAATAAACCTTCTTTAATGGCTCTAATACCCATTACAACTGCAAGTGCTTGTTGTGCTTTAGCTTCTGCTGCAGCAATCTGAGTATTCTCTTTACCAAATAATGCACTAGCTTGTGAAGCAATAGCAAATGCACCACCTAATGATTCAGCAATACCTACTAAACCTTGTAATCTTTTTTCTGCACCTCTACCTTCTAAAGATTTATCTAAATCCTCTTTAGCAGAACGTGCTTTTACTAAGTCTTGTTCAATTGCTTTAAACTGTGTACTACCGAACTCGGCACTCTTCAGCGTATCTTCTAATTGCGCGATTGAATTGTCTAAGTCATTAATCGACTTGACAGTCTGTTCGACGCCATTTACTTTAAGGGTAAAACCTATTGTTTTATCTGCCACGTTCTATTGATCTTTTTATATTATTAAATATATTAAAGAGGCTTTTTGAAAGCCTCTTCTTTGTTTTTTTAGCAAATTGCTCCCCAAATGATTTTAGATGCACCCGAAGTAGATATACTACCATAAACAATAGACTGTCCTTCAAAATTTGTGTCTTGTCCATATGGTAAATATAGATTTTTGTACATACCAACAACACCACATGATTCACATTCTTGATAGTAAATCCAAATACCTTCAGATGAATTGTTAATAACACTAACTAGTCTACAATCAGTAAATCCACTAGGACATACTTCAGCACAATCAAAAGCATCGATAACAAATCCATTATCACCAACTTCTAGAACAATACTACCAGCATAGGTATAAAAACCAGGTAATGCATATGTAGTTCCTGCAGCATCTGAGTAAAGTACTCTATTTCTACTCCAAGTTGCATTAGAACCATAAACTCTTTCAAGTGATGGTGTTCCTGTAGTTCCACAAGATATACATTGATCAATATCAAAATCTACATCAAAGTCATATAAATTACCACAAGTACATAAAGAAGGATCATAGAATGCTATGATTAAACCACTACCATCAACTTCTGCAATTGTGTTTCCAGTTGCATAATATCCTGCAGGTGCTGGCGTAGTCCCTAATGCGTCTGTATATAATTTAGTTGCATTGATTAATGGAGTTGCATTCGCGTAAACTGGTGTAGCATATGCTGTGTTACAGAAAGCTGCACAAGCACTATCGCTATATGAAGTATCAATTAGATATAATGTAGGTGGTATTGGTGTTCCATATATGAATACATCAAGTACTTTATTAGTTGAACCTGGATTTGTAGCAAAACCAGTTCCTACAGCAAATGTAGTATCTACTGCACCTGTGAATTTATCTAATTTAATTAAACCATCTGATTGTACACCTTTATAAGTGTCAAAATCACCATATACATATAAATAATCATTTGATAATTTACAATTCATTAAGTTAGTTCCAAATATTGGACTTGGATCGAATGTTGTAGAATTTATAAAATCAGAGTTATATGTACCATCTAGATTTAATCTAATAATATTATAGCGTCCTGAAACCCCGTTCCATGTAGTCATTTCACCAACTATCCAAATTCCATCTCCATCAACTTGTATAGCATCAATATTACTATTTGAACCAGTACCAATATTTGATAAAAATGTAGTATCTAAAGAACCATCTTGATTTATTTTACATAATCTACCAGTAATAGTAGTTCCATTATATGTGTATGGAACTCCAGTTGTTCCAAAAGCAAGATAAACACCAGTAGATGTTACTTCAATTTCAGATGGTGTCTTATTAGCACCAGTTCCTACATCAAAAGATGCATCAAATTCTAAATCTAAATCTAATTTAATTATTTTATCTTGAGCAGTTGTAACACCTGTAGGTGATGTATAAAAACCAAAGCTTCCTACTACATATAATGCATTATTGTAATAATTAATTGCTTGAATTGCTGCATTAAAACCTGTACCTGGATAAAATTCATCTCCTACTGCAAGTAATATTGTACCTGTATTATCGATCATAGCCATATCAATATCAATTGGAGTATTATCTTTAGTCCATAGTAAGAATTTAGTCTCATTTATATAAGTTAAATTAAAATTACCATCTAGTGATCCTAAACCTGTAAGTAAATTGGCATTAAACGTTGTATTAAATGTACCATCTAAATCTAAACCAACTACGTTATTACGACCACCTAGTGAAGTTAAAGATACACCTTTATATTCATTAAAAGTACCACTAACTACTATGATGTTTCCTATTTTAATAATGCTATTACATGTTGCTAATCCACCAGAATTAGTAAATCCAGAAGTAAAATCAATGTCTGTATTAACATCTGCTACATTGTTTAAAGCTATAGCGCCTTTATGATCTGTGTCACCTTGATACGATACAAATGATCCTGAGACTAATAGATTATCATCAGTTCCTACTTCTCCACCAGCTACGATTGCATTAAATTCATAATTAGTATCTAATTGAGTAGCAGAAGTTGTTAATGTAATACTACTAGGTGTTACAACTTTTCTAGATGCTACTTGATCTATTCCAATATAGTAATTAGCTTCTAAAGAACCACCATCTGTTGTAGATGTACTAATAGCTCGTAATAAAACGTCTACTTCAACTGCAACTTCTGCTGATTTAGACAAGTCAGTCAAGTCAGTTGGAGAAATTGTAACAGATGTAACATCTACCCAACTTGCACCAGCGTCATATGATTTTTGAAGTAAAGTACTTGTAGTATAACCAGGATTATCAACAGTTACATTAATTATAATGCCAATAGGGAAATCAATTGGTGGATATCCACAAGGTCCACATGATGAACATAAAGCATTTGCAGTTACTGCTCCTGATCCACCAGTTACAACAGCAACTGAAGTACTATTTAATTTATAGTAACCATTATTAGCAAAAGTAGTTCCAGCATTATTATTGTAAAGTACTGAGTTAGCCAAGAAGTTTGGATTTGTACCCCAAACCGTTCTAGATCCACCTTTACCTTCACAACAACAAGCATTACATAAATTACTAGCATAACATACTGTAAATGCATAGTATGTAGTACACTCACAATTGCTACATAGGAAACTATTTAAAACATTACCATTAGGACCTACTTGCAATGCAGTAGTAAAACCAGAAGCTAAATAGAAACCTTCTGGAGCAGGCGCTGATAATAGAGTATTACTATAGAATGAATTATTTAATGCAAAATCTTCATTAGCTCCATAAACTGTTATTGTTGGACCACCATCACAACAAACTCTACAACCAGAAGTGTTTAATTGTACTGTAAATGTATAATAAACTGGTGTACAAATACATTCAGAAGTACCAACTACTGAAATTATTCCACTACCATTAATATAAACAGTACCATCATCACTAGTGTAATAACCTGGAGCAGCAAATATACCACCAGTAGCTTCATTATATGCACTAGCAGATGTAACTAAAGTAGGTCCATCAATATAAATTGTAGTTTTTGTAGCACCTTCAGATTGTGAACAACAATAAGATGCACATACACTAGTAGGATGATAACATACAGAAGTTGCTGTATATGTTGGAGGTGTAATTACTGGTAAAGTAACTCCAATGTTGTTACCTAATTTGATTAATTGTACTCTACAGTTTGATCTTTCACCAGCAACATAATCACTAACAGAGTTAACAAAATACCATGCATCTTTTACAAAGATGTAGTCATTAAATTTAAGATCTAATATATCACTATAGTCTAATACAAAATTAGCATCTACTATTCTAGAATATGGATCGAAGGTTACATCATACCAAGTTTTCCAGAAAGTATTGAAACAACTATATGGTGTTTGAGCTTTTCCATTTTGTATAACATCCCATAAAGGTAGATCATTTTCCCAATTTAAATCGAATGTACTTGATGTTACTGGAAATTCTGAATATTGTGACATTAATGGATAACTTGATAAAGCATCATGTCCTAATCCACCGAAATCATTTTGTGCATACCAAGTAATACCACTTGGATTTGCTTGTAATCCATTATAGAATACTAATCTCAATTTAGGTTGTATTGGTTCTCTTTTACCAACAGCAACTTCACCAGATACATCAGTGTTACCACCAGTATCTTTAGCAATATGAGGTATTAAAAACTTTGCAGCAGAATCAGATGCAATAGATCCACCTCTCCATCCAATACCATCTAAAGGTGTTGGTGCAAATTGATCTTTGTATTCTTTAGTTCCTTTAATTAATTCATTTGTTGAGTCAAGATTTAATTGTCCGAAAGTTTGTTTAACACCTAATTGATAGTTGTAATTTAAATAATCAGAGTCCTCTTGATCTTTGTATATTTGAAAACGAGCTTGATCAAAGAATAGTGGTTTAATAACCATATCTTTTGACGTGTCAAGTTTATCAGTCCAATCTTTAGAACGACCTTCTAGAATCCAATCTTTCCAAGGCGTAATAGTAAAATGATTCTCTTGAAATTTAGATGGCACAAATACTAATCTATATCTGTTAATAATAGACTTCATGAAATCAATCTTTCTAATGTTAGAAGGCATGATTGCATTAAATGACATAACATTAGGTGCAACTACACAAAACAGTCTTTGATTGTAATAAAATATTGGAGTAGAACCACTACCTCCGTATCCACTGATGTAAAATGTAGAAAATTCAAATTTAACTTTTTGATCAGCTACTAAGTTTGTAGTTAAATCAACAGATAAATTTGCTATATAGTTATTAAATGAAGCAAACATAAATGAACCATTTCCAAATCCAACAGTTAAATTGGTATCTACGTCAATTACTTTAGCGATCCATCCATATTCAGCTGTTGAAGAACCCCATATATTTGGTATAATTTTGACACTATTACATTGCATATTGAATATGTACTGACCAGCTGTAGGCGCTGTGTATATTCCTGAAGCAACTGCACTTGTTGCAAAGTTATTACCAGGATCTTCAATTTCTGTTGGAGTTATCCAAGGAAATGATGCTGCTAAAACATTTTGATATCCACCTTGCTTTTCAGCTTGAAATGTATTTGCATTATCTAATGTAGCGCGTGCTTGATTATCAGATATAACATATTGTTTTTTAAAGAAATCAGAATTCAAAAAAGTAGAATCATATGTGTATCCTGATTCTTCAAAGATTTTATCCCATAAAGCTTTAGCTCTAATCTGAGGTTTCCATTGTGTTCTTAAATATGGATATGCACTATTTGTAAATGAACCTTTTGGCGCAGGAGTTCCTGGAGTTCCAGCTGGTACGAAGTTTGCAGATAGTGTAGGTACTGATGGTTGGTTTTTATCATTGTATGAGTAACCCCATTCTATTAGTCCATATACTACATCACCATTAAAAAGACCAGGAGTATTCCAACTATTTTTAATATTAGCCCAATCTTTAGTGTGATTGTACTGAGTTAAGTTAACTTCATTTAAGAATCCACCACCAATTTTAGAACCAAAGTCAGAAGTAGAACCATAGAAAGTAATTTCGTACTCTACTATGTTATCCTCTGAGTTGTTATAGATTGCATCTAATCTGATGTTACCATTCTCAAAGAAAATACCATTATCTAGAATGTATGCGTCTGCTTTTACAGATGCATCGAAGTTCATTGAGTTGACATTGAATACACCTTCGAAGTATGGACCATTAACAGCAGTATGAGGTACTTTAAACTTTTTAGAGAAAATAGAGTTAGTATCCGTAGGTTGATTGATATTTGCTACGGATAAATCTAACTTTATAGGTGCCTCTGCATGTAGATCTAAAGCTACATACTTTCCTGTGTGTTGTTGTTTTGCAAAAAGTTGAACGTTAGGCATATTATAGTGTCTGAATATTTTGTGGTATTGCTAATTTAATATTTATCGTAGCTTGTACAAGTTTGGTTTGTCTAACATTTTTAGTTGCATAGCTTGTAGTTGTTACAGTACAGTTGTATGGAATCTGATCAGCCTGAGTATTACTAGGATCTTTGATGTAAGCAAATACTTGAGGAGACATAACCAAACCTTCTACTAAATCTACTTCTTCCTGAGTTAACCAGTCAGTCTGTATTGAGTATGTAGTCTCTATTTGTTTAGCATATGGTTTCATACCACCTCTAACTGCTGAGTTACCAAATGGTTGAGTAGTTGGTGCAACAACTGGAACTGGCGTAGATCCAGAATAATTGATCTGTTCTTGATTGTAACTACTTTGTGTAGCACTGATAGATTTTTCTGTAAACATTGTAAAGTTCATGTAGTCTCTACCTCCTAAAGTATTAAACCAACTTAGTCTAACTCTAGGATATAATGGCTCACAGTATTCTAATATAGTGAATTCTGATTTCAGTGTTGCTGGTGAGCCGAAAGTACAGCCACTTGATTGGTAATATCCTTGAATGGTTAGCTTCTCACCAGGATTAAATGGTGTCCAACCAGCAAGGTATGCAACCTTATCTGGACTTGCGATTACGTGTACTAAACTGTATTTAGCATCTAACGTAGTATTTACAACATCAGTACAGTTAGTTCTTTGACCAAATCCTGTTGATGTTAGCATTGGCACGTCACCTGTGCTAATTACTGTACCATTAGCTGATAACTTTTGAAATCTAAAACCAAATATGGTGTAATTCGAGCCACTTGATACAGGAGACCAGTTGATATAACTCAAAATAGCATTATCAAATTTATAAAGGCTCTGTTCTAAAGGTGCATAGTTTAATGGATGAGCTAATCCGTAGTTTTTATCATAGATAATGTTACTTTCAAATGGATTACCACCAAAAATACCTGATTGATATGTTGATCTCATTTGCCATTGTTGCTCTAAGTCTGTCATAGATGCACAGAATGCAGTAACTGGCGTTGTTAAGTTACCAAATTGTGTGTTTCCTGAGTACAATAAGTAAGCAGGTTCTCCAGCGTTCTCAGTAATACCATTATAAAGGATAGTAGTTCCATTTATCGAGTACTCTTCACCTACTTTAATGTAGTATTTGTGTGACATTAGGTTGTTATCAGCATAAACTTTACCATTATCCCAGTCAATAGTCAATTCTCCTTGTGTCATTGCTGCATTAGGATTAGAAGAGTCTAAATAACCTTGAATTAATGTAGAAATATCAATCATTCCATAACCTGTTGGATTCGGACGTTGTTTAATTCTTTGTACTGGTAAAGTCGTACCTACTTGATAGATGTCAAAGACATATTTAAAGTCTGTTTGACTAATCTTATTACTAAGTACTGACCACATAATTGGATTATAAGCTGGTGCTATCCAAACTGGTTTGTATGCTACTGTTGATATTGGCATCTTTATTTGTGTTTATTTTGTAGTTCTAATCTTCTTCTTAGATCACGTTCTTTTCTTTGTTTGTCTTTTCTGTAAGCGAGGTAGTTGAAGAATTGGGTTGCATTAATTCTTGTAACTTCGTCAACTTTGAGTAGATCGTCTCCAGCGACAAAATGGAAGGTGTCGCTCCATCCTCTTGCAGCTCGTATATGAGGCGGCTCGCTGTTTGTAGTGCTATCTTGACTTGGGGATCCTTTTCTTGATTGATCATCTTCGTCATCTCCTCCATCTGAGAGTCCATCATATCGTTTAATAAATACTTTGGTATTAGCAAAAAAAAACTAAGAGCAGCATGTACGTGCTTCATTGGTAGATTTAAAAACTCTTGTGCTCTTTGTTCTACTGTGTCTGAATCGTATGGCTCTATAGTAACCCAATCAAATGTCTCATTGATAACAATAGCAGGTCTGTAAACTATAGCCATCATCACGTGCAATTTCTGTTCTTTTAATGGATCTGCTTTTAGTACATCCATATCAGCGAACTCACCAATAGTAATCTTACCAAATTCTACTAATCCATATGATTTACCATTTAAGCCAATGTGCTTGTATAATTTCTTATCAGCTTCAACATTAAGTGGTCCTTCAGCAATGCTTGCGAACAGTTGCATAAACTCAAAAGTCTCTAAACTCTTTAGATCCTTTAAAGGACAACCACTCAAGTAACTGACAATCTCTAATTTAGCATCAGCGCCTTCTACAATTAATAAGTGTTGTATCTTGTAGTATTGAGCAATTGTAATCTCATCTACTTTGTATTCGATACCTTTTATTTTAAATTCTACCATTATCGTGTTCTTATTCCTATAGTTGTTAATCGATCCATAAAGACTTCTAAGCTTTCACCTAATTCGTCTTGAATCATTTTTTCGTATGTTGCTTTCTGATTTCTTAGTGATAACCAGTTTTGAGGGACAATTCCATTACGGCCTTTTCTATAACCACTAAATGGCAATCTATCGAATACATTCAAAGCTGATTGTTCTCTCCAGTTACTGTAACTTCTTGTACCAAATGCAGTATAATTACCATAAAACGGGTAAGTCATAAAGATTTCCCATTCATCTCGCGAAGACTTTCTTACATCTAAGTTAAATTTAGACTTAAGATTACCAGTTGCATAAGGATTTTGACCTCTCTGAGGTACCTGTCTCTTCAGATCCCTAGACATATCAGTAGCTATCTTCTTAAGGATAGCTTTAATATCGTTTTCTAGTCCTTTTCTTGCGTCCATTAGTCTAAGATAATTGGATTATTACATTTATCAAATGGTGATTTAGCTTCAATTGAAATTTGAGCAGTCCAACCAGCTACAGAGTTGTTAAAACCTTCAACAAATGGTGTTGCTGTGATTGGTAATGTGATATTATAGTCAATTGTAGACCATTTAGTCATAGTATAAGCTGCCAAAATGTCTCTCAAGATCTCCATTGTTGATGAGTGTACTCTTTCTTCTAAATCAAGTACATCTTTTGAAAGATCCATCACTACCAAGTCAAAATCAAACTGAGTACTACGACCATCTAAGGTCGCTGGTTGTGGTATAAGCATCACATAAGGATACTTTGCCGAAGTTGGTTGATCTTGTGTAGGAATTTCGATCATGCTCGCTGGTCCTACTCTAAAAGTCTCGATCGCTGGATGATTTGAGCAGATGTTTCTCATTTGCTTTACTACATCGCGATAAGTTTGTGCTATTACTGACATTAGTTAGTTTGTTTTTATTTAAATATATGAGTTTATAATTTTGAAGTACTAATCGGGTATAAATTTATTGGCTCCTTTTCTATAGAATCCATATACACCTTGATTCTCTTTACTAAGAGCATATCTGATACTGTCCATTGCGTGATTGTGATCATCGATAGGTTTATCTGTGTTTGCTTTCCAACAATACTGTGAGTACTCATCTAAGATGTCTGTGGAATTAGGATGCACATATACTTCAAACTGCTTTATCTTATCTATTCCATTTCTAATACTGTCAGGTCCTTTGTAAGCTCCTTCTATGCGCCAACCCTTTCTCTTAAGTTCTTCTATAGATTTAGGTTCTGCTGAGTCTGCGATGATGTGTGCAGTTTTGGGAATGCCTAAGCGTACCATTCTTTGATGTAGATCCTCATTAGTCAAACCAGTTTCATACACCATTTGTTCAAGATAGAGTCGACCATTGTGTTTGCTAACTTTGACTAAAGAAGTTGGATCGCTTGAGAAACCAAAATCCAGTCCATAAGTTACATCTATCCCGGCGGGAGCTTCACCAATTTGCCAATCACTAAAGATCTTACCAACGATACCTTCTGTCCATTCACCCATTACGTGGTGTGCATAGTACTCAGGATCAAGGTCTTTCATACGTTCCCATTC